GCTCTTGAGTAAGCTCTTTACCACCAGTATTGATGTGTAAGTGTTCAATTTCTTTATAAGTACTCATTTTTTCGACTCCTGTTCTTCAAGTTCACCTTTAGTTATAGGTAAACCATTATTCAATCTATAAGTCAGTTCTTCTTCTGTATAAAAGGGGATTTCAACCATTTCCCACTCTTCAATGTTAATGTCAACTTCTTTTAAATTCATTTTACTACCTTCTGTGAAATGAATTTTCTATTATTTATAAAGGTTCGTATTGTTAATGTTATTCTTTATAATCGTCTGGATTATATTCATATCCGTATTTCTCAGCATCTCGCTTGCGTATTTCTTCTCTTTCAGCTTCAGAAGCATTCATCCATTCTACTTGATCGTTCACCCATCTTTCGTGAGCTTTTTGCTCTTGTTCGGTACGATATACACCGTTATTATCATAGTCTCTTTTCTCAGGAGACGATTCATATATTGATTTTTCTGCACCACTTTCAACTCTTAAAGAACTTTCAAACGCTGCAATAGCAGGACCTTCCATAACATTACCTTGTGGAATCACTCCATTTGCTACTGCACTGTTATACGCTTTTAATTTATCTAACTCATTATAATTTCCGTAAATAACTGACTTTAGAGTATTTCTATCAGTGATGTTATTAAAATTTATTTGTGGCATATTTTTTTGGTCAACTTTTATTTGATTATTATCAATATTTTTATTAGGAGATGCTTTGGCACTACTTTTTTCTTCACTGTTGTTGTTAACTTTTTTACTCTCTTTCTTAGTTTCAGTCTTTTTATTTTCTTCTTTCTTCTCTCCACTACCACCACATGCACCTAAAATTAACGCACTTGCTAAAAATAAACCTGCTATTTTCTTCATATTGATTTCTCCTTTAACTATAAAATAACTTTTCCAACTAACCTCACACTTTCGTTTCTATAAAAGTGAAGGTCGCGGTACTTTTTGTTCAGTGAAACTAAAGTTAATCTATCATCTTCAACAAAAACTTTCTTAACGTACGCTTCTTCTTCAATGATGAATATACCAATCTGACCATTCTTTATATTGTGCGTTTTCTCCACAAATATGATTTCGCCATCTTTAAACATAGGCTCCATAGAATCTCCATTAACTTTTAATGCTAAATCATGTGGAGGAACAGGGGCTTTAACCATTTCAGTGAATAGCGTTTCATCGTGTAGACGTTCTCCCACACCGGCAGAGACGCAACCATTGACATTAACCGGAGTTTTATCCTGTTTATATGAATTAATATCTACAATGTTATCTCCTTTAGAGTTTTGTTCATCTAACTGACTATTTGCGTAGTTAAGTACGTTTTCTTGGCGTGGAGGTGTGAGTTGGGATGCTGTTGAACGGATTTTTGACATCACAGTTTCCTCTTGACGCTCTTCATCCGGTATGCGGTAAGAATCAACATCGTATCCCATAAGCCACGCTTCACCGACATTTAAAGTTTTAGATAATAAGAATAATTTATGTTGGTCTGGAGAAGACCTTCCATTAACATACTGGGATAAGTGACTTTTTGACATTTTAATATTCAATTCTTTTTGAAAGGGTTTCGACTTTTCTAGAATATCTACTTGACGCAAGTTCCTATCTTTCATAATTTGTTTTAATCTTTCAGAAGTGTTTTGCATTGGTAATGCCTCCTTGAAATTCATTATATAGGAAGGGAAATAAAAATCAATACAAAAGTTCAACTTTTTTAACTTTTTGTGTTGACATTGTTCAAAATTGGGGTTATAGTTATTATAGTTCAAATGTTTGAACTTAGGAGGTGATTATTTGAATACTAATACAACTTTTGATTTTTCGTTATTGAACGGTAAGATAGTCGAAGTGTACTCGACACAATTTAACTTTGCTATAGCTTTAGGTGTATCAGAAAGAACTTTGTCTTTGAAGTTGAACAACAAAGTACCATGGAAAACAACAGACATTATTAAAGCTTGTAAGTTATTGGGAATACCTATAAAAGATGTTCACAAATATTTTTTTAAACAGAAAGTTCAAATGTTTGAACTTAATAAGTAAAGGAGGCATAACACATGCAAGAACGAGAAAGGTTAATAAAAGTAACACATCTTCAAATGAAGCATCAAAACCTTTTAGGACAAATTGAAGCTTACGACAAAACGCTTAAAGAAATAAAGTACACTCGAGACCTTTACAACAAACACCTAAGCATGAACAACGAAGACGCATTCGCTGGTTTGGAAATGGTAGAGGATGAAATTACTGAAAAAATTAAAAAAGCTATTAAAGATTTCCAAGCAGTATCAAAAGAAATCGATAAGCTTAACGGCGTTGAACGTGATGACAAAGTTACTGATTTAACGGAATGGAGAAAAGTGAATCAGTAACGTTCACTTAAATTGAAATAGGAGGAATGAGGAATGAAGGAATTCAATGAAAAATTACAAGAATTATTAGAAAGAGACCAAAACGACATGATAGAGCCAATCGAATGGTCACAAGAAAATGAAGAGGTAAGTAATGACGAAACTATAATTACAACAAAATTTAAATATAAAGTCCCTACGCCAAATAAGCGCAAGGACTAAAAAACTAAAATCTAGGCAAACTTAGTAGATTATCTGATTCTGTTCCATTCCCTACAGTGCGTATATATGGTGAGCGTCCTGCTGGATGAACAGATTCAACTTTAGCTTTAGAACTGTAAGAAGTTGTATAGAAATATTCCATTCCAATATCTAAATATCTTACAACTTGAGAAACGGTTTCAGAATGACCGTTATGCAATAATACTTCGCTGATTTTTTCAGTCCCATTATTCGCATTACTAGTTAACCTAATCTTTTTGATTTCATAAGCCATATGTTATTCACCCCCTATCTATCGCAGTAGCGATAACAACATTATACACGAAAGGAGCATAAATATTATGCAAGCATTACAAAGATTTCAAAATTCGCAATTTGGAGATTTAGAAATTTTAACGATTGAAGGTAAACAGTGGTTTCCGGCAATTAACGTTGCTGAAACATTAGGTTACACGAATCCTAGAAAAGCTATTAGAGACCATGCTAAAGAACGTGGGGTAACGATTCGTTCCGTCATCGATTCACTCGGAAGAAATCAAAATAAAAAGTTCATAGACGAAGGTAACTTATACAGATTAATATCACGTTCGAAATTACCACAAGCAGAACAATTTGAAGAATGGGTATTTGATGACGTCCTACCCGCCATTCGCAAACACGGTATCTACGCAACAGACAATGTAATTGAAAATACATTAAACAATCCAGACTACATCATTACAGTGTTGACTGAGTATAAGAAAGAAAAAGAGCAAAACTTACTTTTACAACAGCAAGTAGAAGTTAACAAACCAAAAGTATTATTCGCTGACTCGGTAGCTGGTAGTGATAATTCAATACTTGTTGGAGAACTAGCGAAAATACTTAAACAAAACGGTGTTGATATAGGACAAAACAGATTGTTCAAATGGTTAAGAAATAATGGATATCTCATTAAAAAGAGTGGAGAAAGTTATAACTTACCAACTCAAAAGAGTATGGATCTAAAAATCTTGGATATCAAAAAACGAATAATTAATAATCCAGATGGTTCAAGTAAAGTATCACGTACACCAAAAGTAACAGGCAAAGGACAACAATACTTTGTTAACAAGTTTTTAGGAGAAAAACAAACATCTTAATAGGAGAACACTATGGAACAAATCACATTAACCAAAGAAGAGTGTGTCGAACAATGCATCAATAAAGACTTAAAACTTTTAGATTATCGAGTTCAACAAATTTTAGAAGGTGTTCTATCAGAAAGTACCACATACGGTGATGCAAGAAATAAATTAGAAACATTGAAAATTATTGCTGAATCTCATTTTAAAACCGAACATGCTTCAGTTATTTACAAATTAGCATTGAAAAAGTTAGACAAAAAAATCAACGCCACTCCAATTAAAGAGTGACGAAAAAGGAGGATTTCAAATGTTTAAGATTTTAAATGATATAAAAACTTCTTTAAAAAACCATCCTTGGGGTTGGAAAGAGCACTTACCTTATTTACTGATGTTAACTCTGTCACTTGTGGCTCTGATTTTCGGTGTTCTGTCCGCGATTCTATGATAACAGGTTTTATATAGATTCCTTACCTCCTCTCTGTAGGAGATAACAATATTATACACGAAAGGAGATGTAACAAATGAGTGAACCAATCAAAGAAAAGTTAGAACTACTAATTCTTAAAACACTTAAACATAAAGAAAATTCAACATCTATCATCAGTAATGACGAGTTAGAAAAGCTATTTAATATGTATAAATATTTAAATGAGCCTAATCAAAAAAGGGTTTGGATAGTAGATTTAATCCCATGCGTAGCTTTGATTTGTGCAACTAGCATTCTAGTAACGCTTTTATTACTAGTGATGCAATTGCTATAGAAATACTGATGATTGTACCAAGAATCCATCTAATCCAACTGTTACGCGCGGAAAAATAAACATCTTTACCTTTAGATGTTATAGACACGTAACCACTGTATTTCATATACAGAATCGAGAATGAAGAATCTTCAGAAATTTCGAGGTCGTTCTCAACTTGAGTAATCCATTCTTTGCGAAGCATGTATTCAAAGTCTTTATGCTGATCAGATAGTTTTATTTTTTCTTTGCTACAGGCTTTATGTAGTACTAAAAAAGTTGAGATATTCACACACATCACCTCCTTAGGTTGATAACTAAATTATACACGAAAAGAGATGTAACAAATGAACATTCAAAAAGTAATGAAATTAATATTGAAAAAAATTCATGAGATGAGGGAGATTTTAAAAAAGTTCAACAAAAATATCAGACACAAAGATCTAATTGTCATCAAAGTGAAAGATGAAAACAGCGTTCCATTAGTCATTTATAAAGGTGGAGAGCTGAAGAGCAAACGAGTAGTTAAATTTTTATGGGTAACTAGAAACGGAAATTACGAAGGTGGTTACGACATAAACATAGAGCATTATGCAAAGAGTGAAAAAGGCAGACCCGGTAGATATGAAAAATCAGGATTTAGAAGTTTGTTTTTTAAGGAGGATTCACAGTGAACAAATTGTGTAAAACAACCCTCCTCATCACAATGGCAGTTGTGACGTGGAAGGTTTGGAAGATTGAGAAGCACACTAGAAAACCTGTGATTAGTAGCAGGGCGTTGAGTGACTATCTAAACAACAAATCTTTAACCATACCGAAAGATGCTGAAAATTCTACTGAATCTGCTCGTCGCCTTTTGAAGTTCGCCGAACAAACTATTAGCAAATAACAACATTATACACGAAAGGAAAGATAGAAATGCCAAAAATCATAGTACCACCAACACCAGAAAACACATATAGAGGCGAAGAAAAATTTGTGAAAAAGTTATACGCAACGCCTACACAAATCCATCAATTGTTTGGAGTATGTAGAAGTACAGTATACAACTGGTTGAAATATTACCGCAAAGATAATTTAGGTGTAGAAAATTTATACATTGATTATTCACCAACAGGCACTCTGATTAATATTTCTAAATTGGAAGAGTATTTGATCAGAAAGCATAAAAAATGGTATTAGGAGGATATTAAATGAGCAACATTTATAAAAGCTATCTATTAGCAGTATTATGCTTCACAGTCTTAGCGATTGTACTTATGCCGTTTCTATACTTCACTACAGCGTGGTCAATTGCAGGATTCGCAAGTATAGCAACATTCATATTCTATAAGGAATACTTTTATGAGGTGGATGATTAAATGACTTGGTTCGAAGAACACGTTGAACCTAGTGTGGAATGGGAAAGAAAAGCAGAACAAGCTGTGTTAAGTGATGATGAAGTTAAGACGATTACTGAATACAGAGAGAAGTACAACAATCCATATATTTACATGTCGGTTCAAAACAAAAATTATCTTGTTGAATATGTAGACAGACATACCGGTGACATAGTATTACACAATTTAAAACTTAAGAAATCATACAGAAGTAGAGCGCATCAATATTTTTTTGTCGGCCAAATAGTAGTGCCAGGCGAACCAAAAGGCATAATTTACGAAACATCTTTGATAATAAGATAAAAAAACTGCTACTTGCGCCAACAAGTAACAGTATCAAACAAAACACTTAAGAAAAAATTCATGTTCAATATAAAACGAAAAACGGAGGAAGTCAAGATGTATTACGAAATAGGCGAAATCATACGCAAAAATATTCATGTTAACGGATTCGATTTTAAGCTATTCATTTTAAAAGGTCATATGGGCATATCAATACAAGTTAAAGATATAAACAACGTACCAATTAAACATGCTTATGTCGTAGATGAGGACGACTTAAGTATGGCATCAGAATTATTCAACCAAGCAATAGATGAATGGATTGAAGAGAACACAGACGAGCAGGACAGACTAATTAACTTAGTCATGAAACGGTAGAGGGGGATTAACTAATGGCTAATCTATATGAGCTATCAGAAGCATTTAAAGAGATGTCTAATCAAGATGAATTAGATCCAACATTACTAAAAGATACATTAGATTCTATCAAAGCAGAAATGAACGTCAAAGTAGATAACATTGTCAATTGGAGACGTGAAACTTTAGGTGACATAGATGTCATAGATAAAGAGATTAAGCGACTTCAAAATTTAAAAAAACAAAAACAAAATTTAACTGATCGATTAAGAGATTACTTAAAAGAGATGTTAGAAACACAGGAAGTAGATAGTTACCGCACAGCTACTAATCATATTTACAAGCGCAAAAACGGGGCTAGTAAAAATATTATCGATGAAAAACTTATTCCAAATGATTATTGGCTATCACAAGCGCCAAAACTTAATTCTAAGCAACTAATCGATGATTTAAAAGCTGGCAAATATATTCCTGGCGTTGAATTAAAGGTAACAGAAAGTCTGGTGATCAAGTGATGAGTGAGGAACAAGATATTTTACAAGAACTAGGTATTGAGGAAATTAATGAAGATACTCAGAACTATTATTCAATTATGGTATATGGCAAATCAGGAACCGGCAAGACGACTTTAGCTACTAGAGAAAACAACGCTTTTATTATCGATATTCACGAAGATGGTACTCAAGTAACGCGACAAGGTTTTGTGAAGAGAGTCGACAATTACATTGCTTTTAGAAACACAATTGCGAGTATTGAATCGATTGTAAATACAGCTAGACAAAGAGGAAAGTTACTTGATGTGGTTGTAATTGAAACAGCACAAAAGTTAAGAGATATAACGCTGACTCATGTGATGAACACGCACCAAGTCAAAAAAGCAAGAATTCAAGATTATGGGGAAACATCTAAATTAATTGTTAACTCGATTAGGCACCTATTAAAGGTTAAAGATAAGCTCGGATTTCACGTTGTGCTTACAGGACATGAAGGGCTTAACTCAGAATATAAAGATGAGAACGGAAAAATTATTAACCCTAGAATATCAATTGAAGTACAACCGGCAATACACAACAACTTAGTAACTCAGTTCGACATTATAGGACACACATTTATAAAAGATCATACAGATGAGAACGGAAATGCGACACACGATTATGTGTTTTCTGTAGAACCTTCTAATTTATATACAACTAAAGTTAGGCATAATCCGCAAATAACAATCAATAATCCAGGTATTAAAAATGCTTCAATTTCAAAAATTATAGATATGGCACAAAACGGAAACTAATAAAAAACTAAAAAGGACGGTAATTAATTATGAACTTCAATTTAAACTTACAAGGCGCACAAGAATTAGGTAACTACATGCAACCAGGACAATACAGTGTGAAAGTTAAAAACTTCGAATCTAAAGAGTCTAAGAATGGACATCCACAATTTGTAATCACGTTTATTCATAAAGAAGAAGGAGAATTCACTCATTATGCAAACGGCGATACTTCAAACGACTTCGCCAAAAACTGGTTATACACATTCTTGAAGGCAATAGGCATTGATGACAATAATGGTCAATTTAACTTTACTGAACGAGATGTAATCGGTAAACCAATCAATATTGAGTTAGAACGAAAATATAATGATTATAAAGATAAATGGAATACAGTATTAAAAAGATTTTGGAAATTTGAAGGTACAGCAGTTTATGAAAAAGTTGGAATTAAAGAAAACGAAAAAAATGATAACAATGAGAGTTCTAACAACTCTAATGTGAATAATAATCCGTTTGAAAATACTAATAATTCTATTGATATATCTGATGACGATTTGCCTTTCTAGGGTGTGATTAAGTGGCACAAATCATCAAATACCAACAAAATAACAATGGTTTATATGATGTAGTTGTTACCGGTGTAGAGATACCAGATGAAGCGCTAACGTTGCTAGATTTGAACCAGCCAATTGATGTTGATTGTTCAGTGATAGATCCGAATTCTATCACTGGACAACAACGCAAATTGATGTTCGCATTGTGTAACGATATAGAAGCTCATACAGGACAGCCTCGAGATTATATGAGACAAATGTTCCAAGATTATGTGAAGTTTCTGTATGGCTATGAAGAACGCATATCTTTATCAAATTGTTCTCGAACTATAGCCAAGCAAATTATAGAAGTGATGTTTGAGTGGATTTTTACAAATGCGATTCCATTAAATTATAAAACAAGCAAATTGATGAAAGAAGAAAAAAATTATCTTTATTGGGCAACTGTTACGCGTCATTGCATTATATGTGGAAAGCCTCACGCTGACCTAGCACATTATGAAGCAGTCGGTAGAGGTATGAACAGAAACAAGATGAATCACTACGACAAACATGTATTAGCGTTATGTCGCGAACATCACAACGAGCAACATGCGATTGGCGTTAAGTCATTTGATGATAAATATCAATTGCATGACTCGTGGATAAAAGTTGATGAGAGGCTCAACAAAATGTTGAAAGGAGAAAACAATGGGAGAAGTGTCGTGGATAAAACTTAAAGTTGGCATGTTTGATGACAGCAAAATCAAATATATCGAAGCTTTACCCGAAAGAGATACGATCATAACTATTTGGGTTAAGTTGCTAACTTTATCAGGAAAGTACAACGAACAAGGTTACATTATGCTATCTGAAAATTTGCCGTACAACGAAGAAATGTTAGCAAATGAGTTTAGCCGACCTATCAACTCGATAAGGTTAGCAATACAAACTTTTGAGACATTAGGCATGATTGAAAAAGTTAACGGTGTCATAAAAGTGACAAACTGGGAAAAGCACCAAAACATTGAAGGACTCGAGAAAATCAGGGCGCAGAACAGGTTGAGGAAACAAAAGCAACGAGAAAACAACAGAAAATTGCTAAATTGTCACGTGACGTCACGTGACAGTCACGCAACAGAAGAAGATAAAGAATTAGATAAAGAATTAGAAAGAGATAAAGAAAAAGATATAGATAAGAACTTAAGTTCAAATAATAGCGCAACTGACGTTACGCATGAGCAATTTGAGGAATGGTGGAAACTTTACGACAAGAAGAAAGATAAGAAGATGTCTTTTACTAAATTCAAATCATGCTTAAAGAAACATTCTTTTGAGCAAATCATGCAAGGTACTCGAGAATATTTAAAAACTATTACAGACAAACAATATCAAAAATACCCTAAAACGTTTTTAACTAACGAAAGCTATATGAATGATTATAGCGAAGAGATTAAAGAAGAAGTAAACAATCAATATGTAGATGCGTTTCAGCGCGTATCACAATCGAGTATAGAAAATTTACCGTTTTAAAGGAGTGAGAAAGTGGAGTCATTCCAGAACTTAGCAAAGAAACCAACTTTAAAGAAACAAATCATTGAACAAGCGTTTGATTTGAAATGCGAGAACTGTGGACGTAAGTACGACTATTACAAATTTGATGACGGTTCAGAATTCAAACATGGCTGTGACTGTGAAATGATAGAGTATGCCAAACAATCAACTGAAAACTATCACAAGAGAAATAGACGCAGAAAAGCAGAACGCATATTTAAACAATCGATAATGAACGAAGATCTAACGAAAGCAACGTTTGATAATTACAATCCAACTAATAGCCAACTAGAGTATGCAAAAAACTTATGCGAACGTTACGCAAACAATTTCACGTTAGACAATAAACAATCGCTACTAATTCAAGGCTCATTTGGTACAGGTAAATCACACTTATCAATGAGTATTGTTAAATCAGTAAAAGCTAAAGGCTACACAGTGCTATATATGAACGTACCTCAATTGATATCAACGATAAAAAACACTTATAACAACCAAACTGCTATGACCGAACAGGAATTAGCTCAAATTATAAGTGATGTCGATTTAATGGTATTCGATGACTACGGTATCAACATGAATGAATTCGCTACTAGTAAGATGTTCGAGCTTATCGAAAGTAGAATAGGCAAACACAACATTTTTACTACCAACTTGGACGAAAAAGAAATGACAAAAAACAAAGACTTACAACGTATATTCAGCAGAATCATGAGCAATACAACACTAATCAAGATGGACGGTCAAGATTACAGGACTAGAGGTTTAAAACTATGATTACCAAAGAATTTTTAAAAACTAAACTTGAGTGTTCAGATATGTACGCTCAGAAACTCATAGACGAGTCACAGGGCGACGAAAATAAGTTGTATGACCTATTTATCCAAAAACTTGCAGAACGTCATACACGCCCCGCTATCGTCGAATATTAAGGAGTGT